GCTATCGACCTTATCGATTAGCTTATCCATCCCGCCGGATGATGTACCAAGCGCTGATACTAAGCTCTGCCCGATCTGCTCGCTTGCTTGCTCTGCCGCGATCTTTAGGCGATTTACCGATCCCGCGTAAGAGTCTGCCGCGTTTTTAGATTGGCCGGCGTATTGTGCCGCGATAAGTTTTTCGATCTCAAGGTATGACTTACTTGATAACTCAGCTTGAGTTAAACCTAGATTAAGTTGCTTAAGACCCTTAAGGTTGCCTACGTATGCCTGACTTAGGATTTTAGTAGCTGAGACTAGATCCATACCCGTACCGGCACTTACATCGAGTGCGGTATTCAGCATCGATTGAGCGATAGTTGTAGATTTAGTTACCTGAGCTAATTGGATAAATGACGGTTGTAGTACGTCGCGATTAACACCGGTAGCCTTTTCTACGGCATCGATGTAGCCCTCAGCCTCAGCGGTAGCAAACTGAAAACCAATATTACGTAAAGCGGTATCTAGGCGCTTAGCCTCGGCGATCTGCTCGCCATAAGCTGCTACGGCTTTTTTAGAGTAACCCAAAAGGGCCGCAGCGCTAAAAGTAATGCCAAGGGTACGACCCAAACCTTTTACGGTTTTCTCAAAACCCTTAATCTGATTAGAGCCTTTAGATAAGGCTTTACCGTTCCACTCAGCTACGGCGGATACGATTAAATTAGGCATTGCCATTATGCGGCCAAACCGTAAGTCGCTACGCCGTAGCGGCCATTATTAAAATTATCTACGGTTTTCTCAATAGCTCTATATACCGCATCTTGAGCCTTGCCTTGATCCTCTTTCCAAGCTCTAAAGATCATACGGCCGCGCTCGGCTTGCTTATCTCCGTAGAGTGGACCCATGCGGCTAATAAAGTGAGCACCTGCACCCGGATTATTAGATCGGCTATTAGAGTCACCGCCCGGGTTTTTACGTCCGGCAGTTTCATAGATGGATCCGGCGGCAGACTTATTAGCTACAAAGTAAAGAGCTTGCCATCCGTTGCGGTTTTTCTTACTAGGAGCCTGAGAATAGTAAATACCGTTTACTACTGTTTGGTGATCGTAAAGTGGAAACATACGTAAACGACCCTCGGTATTAAACGTTCTAAACATAGAGTTACGTGCGGTTATCTTTTTACCTACGCTGCCCTCTCGCCACATATAAAGATTATCCGGTTGAGGGCTTGGTGCGTAGCCTCGAGCCTTATCCCGGATAGGCAACATAGCCGCACGGACCTCGGCGTTCATCTCTTTTAGCATCTCAGGATCGAGCTTACGGAGAGCTTTAACGGTTTCGCGTACGCCTTTTATAGCTACCGGCATTTTTACTAGCCTCCTCCGCTTGCTCGTTTAATACTTTTACTAACATCTTAAACATCTCGGGCTCGAGATCGAGTACCGCTTGAGGCGGGATCCCTAACCTAATTGATAGAGAGGCTACCAAATGAGTTAGAGAGTCCCGCCCTAGGCTAAAGGTAGATCGTCTAAGACCTCGACCTTAGATAACGTATCTAAAAACTCTGCGCCAAACATTTTAACGTTTTCGCCGGATGTGCGTAAACACTCCCACGCTAACCAATATACGTCGCTTTGTTTCTCGTCATCCCTAAAGGCTTTATGAAAACCTTTTTTAGCGTAAAGCTCAAAGGCATACTCAATACGCGGCGTGATCTGATGCTCACTAACCTCGCCTGTAGCCCTTGTTATTTTGAGTCTTGCCATTGTGTGCCCCTTTGTTTGTTTGTTAGACGGTTGTGTCTACTGTGATTGGTGAGTTGCAGGTAAAGGTAATGCTCTGAGTAGAGATATCGCCTACCGCGCCATTAATATCAGTAGTGTTATTTACTAATACTGTTGTCTGATACTCAGGGTTTGTAGCTGAGATAGTAGCGCTTGTCTGCTTTAGAGTAATAGGTACCGTTGTACCCCATGCAGCTTGGAGAGTCTGTAGGACCTCACCGGTAGCCGTATCGTTTAGAAAATCTAGAGTAATCGTTGAGGTCTCTAGACCCTTAGTAAACTTACGAGATGAGTCACCCATAGCGGTAACCTCAAGCTCCTCAAAAATGCGGTTAATGGTTGCGCTAGTTACGTGATCTGAGAGATCGACCGAGTTAAGGGTTACGACCACTCCATTACTTAGAAAAATGGCCATGGGCCTATTCCTCGCTTTCGGTTGTTGTTGGTGTTGTTTCAGGTTTTACTTTTGCTACTTTAACCGGAGCCGGCTCGTCTGTGAGCTGCCCGATCTTTCGCAAAAACTTTAGGTCATCCTCTGTATATGCCATTAGTTACTCCCAGCTACTTAGTATTGATAGGTTGATATCAACGGTTAAAAGGTCTCCGCTTTGTACGGATAAAACACTAGGCGCGCTTACGCTGCCAATATTCATAACGATTGATGATGCAGCTAGTTTATTAAACACCGCTACTAACATCGTCTCTATGCCTTGTAAATTACCTTGGTTATCGTAAAGCGGAGTCGTTAAAATCACTTTTAGATTGGCCATAGGCGAGATCGTTACATACTCGTTATTGTTAGGAGTTAGGTAAGGATCTGCCGGTGCAACGATTACGCTATTAGCGGTAATTGTTGGAGGCGGGAAACTGTAGGTATTCCAAACGTTCGCATTAGCTAGCGCCGCAGCTACGGAGGCTCTTAAAGTTGTAATCGGTGCGGTCATTATCCGACCATCGCATTAGGGCTCATATATCCGGCGATGAGACCGCGGATCTTGCCGATCATGCTATTACCCATCCGGTACGGTGATGGACTAAACCCATCGATCGATACGCCGCCGGTTTGTGAGACTTGGCGAGCTTGCCATATGTCTACGGCAAGGATCATGCTCGCCTCGCGGATAGCCGGAGTAGTTGCATAGGTATTAGTTTTTAGATCTGCTCCGATAGCTTGCCCATAAGGCAGGATCCTAAAAAAGTTTACATCGCTAGCGGTCTTACTAAATTGGATAAAGCTATAACCTGCCGGCCAATTCCAAGCGTAGGTATTCCACGCGATCGACGGGATCTGATTAGTTGTACCTGCACTCCATGGCATCGTGCCGGTGATGGTGTAGGTACCGTTAAAGGTTGAGCCGCATCCACTCAAGGTTACGCTCTGCCCTGTTGTAAATATTGCAGGGTTAGCGATCATTACCGTAGCTATATTGTTTTGGAGTGTTGCTCCCACTACCGGCGCTGAGTCAAACCATAAAAACTGATTAATGAGATCCTGAGCAGTTTGGCATACCTCCTCGACCACGCTATCCGGGTATAAATCTTGGATACCGAGGTTATCGCGTAGCTCTTGCTCGGTTACGTATGTAGCCGCCATGGTCTGCTCCTCTCAAAGTTAAAGGCCGGGAGGGCTCAAAGGGCTAAGAGCCCTCCCGGGTACTAGGTGTTATCTCAGGTTAGGTTGTAACGGACTAGACCCTTAGGCATCTTTACGATAGTTGCCATAAAGCCATAGATCGCGACCTGTACCTGTAGGTTAGATACAACGTTTACGCTCATGTATGCCTGAGGTGAGCGGTATACGGTCATAGCCTCCGGAGCAACGATAAACGCTGAGTCGTCAATAGTTGTAGATACCATCTGATGATCCACGTATAGATCCAAGCCGAGGACGTTGCCGCGGATAGATGTAGGTGTAGATAGACCGCCGCTATTCATAGGAGCGGTTGCGTTGTAAATTGGACGGCCTGTTGAGTCTGTAGCACCCATTAGGAGAGACCATTGTGATGGACCAGCTACGTAATTCTTAGCAAAGTAGCTTGTATTCTTGTAAATATTAGCTGACTCTGTAGATACGTAAGAGATGATACCCGCGCTAGTTGCAGCTACGGCAGTACCCTGTACGCCACCGGCTACTACGTCTGCGATTACCGCTGCATCTGTAGCTAGTGAGTATGCACGTTGTAGCTGATTAGTTAGCTCAGCGTAAAAGTTTGGATCTGAGCGCTCTAGCAATTCAACGCTGAGCGTATTCATACCCGCATACTTTTTAACTGTACCTGTTAGGTACTCTGTAACCATACCTGTATTTTGTACGGCTCCGGCTTCTGCCTCTACTGTTACAACAGGTGCAACACCATTACCGCCACCTGCTGAGGTAACGAGTGATGGGATAGAGATAGACATACCAGAGTTAGGCAAAGATCCCTGAGATAGGGCATTAATCATAGGAGTATCAAAGTTTGTATTAGATACAAACTCTGTTAGGTACTGTGTTGGAGAAAATGCAGGGTTTGTAGTAAAGCTATCATCCGCTGCGGTTACGTATAGTCGTGATGTGTCATCGCCTAGAGCAGCTTTAATCTTATGCTCTGTATATGATGCCATTGATGTAATCGGTGTACGTAGTCTCTGAGAGTCTAGGACCGATGGACGGATGATCTTACGAGCAGCCTCGACCTTTTCAGCCTCGACCGGTGTATCTACCGGAGTCTCCTCCGGTGTATTTTCTGGGGCTGTAGTCACAGCTTCCTCGCTTTCGGTTTCTGTTTCAGTTTCGACCTCTACGATCGTCGTAGAGATAGTTGTAGTTTTTTCTTTTGTACTTGTCGCTGCCTCAAGCGCTGCTCGAGCTGCGGCAATATCAGTAACGGATGCGCTTGAAAAGGCCGCGCTCTCTACGAGGCTAACCTCTTTGAGGACCGCAGCAGTTACTAACAGGTAATCCCCCATAGGCTTAGAGGCCGTTACATCGACCCCTACGGATAAGCCGGATACTAGGTTTTCCTGAGCGAGTACGAGCGCATCTTGTCCTCGAGTGCTGCTCGATAACTTAAAGGATCCGTAAACGCCATCTGTAGAGTCGCTAAAGCTAATAGCGCGACCTACCGGCTTATCTTGTTGATGCTGCGATAGTAATTTTATTTTTGTTGCATCCGGGATAGCGATACTACCTCGCTCAAACATTACCGGACCTGCACTTGTAAAACCGACCTCGCCATATGGTGCTACGAGGCCCGACACGATACGGCGCTCCGTATCTGCGGCTTGTATCTCTTGACTAAACGTTAGTAGCACTTGCATCTCCTAGCGGTGTTAGTTGTTCCATCTGTCGAGCTTGCTCAACACTAATTAAATCGAGATTTAACATTTTCTCGATGATATCTAAACGATCCTTAGCATCGACACGTAAAAACGTATCGTCTACGGCAAAACGTACCTGATTAGATGAGTTTGTTATGTCGTTCATTGAGAGGCGATCCTCAATAGCAGATATGTACGGTTGCAAAGAATAAGCTACAAACTCTTTACGGCCGTCGATAATATTTTGATACGTCATCGAGTTATTCATGTCGCTCGAGATCATGTACGCCGGTACGTTCATCGCGCGCGCGATCTCCGTACTTAAATATTGTGAGCTCTCGTTATAGGTCATGTCCTTAGGTGAGAAAGATGTAGGTACATACTCGAGAGTGCTAGTTAGGTAAGCCGTCGATCTATTTTGGCGAGCGCTCTTAAAAGCAGCGAGTAAACCTTGGATCTGAGACTCAGGTAAATCAGCGCCGTTATTTTTTAGGATACCTGTAGGCATAGGTGTAGCTGCACTTACCGCGCTTGCACGTTGTATATCGTATGCAGCTTTAATAGTTGTAGATGCACTCTGCAATACACCAGGTAGTAAAGATTGGAAAGTAACGAGAGATCCAATACCTGCCATAGGTACGATATTGCCGTCTACAAAATAATCCTTAACCTCGGTGCCATATTGATTAGTTGTATATGTAACGCGGTTATTAGCGACCCACTCAAAGCCGGACGGTCTGCCGTCATCGGCATACAAACTCGTTACACGCCAATAAGCGACCGAGTAAAAAATCAAACTATCAACGGTTGCGGCGATAGTAACGCTGCGAGGTTGGCGTAGATCAGGTTGCTCTAACCAAACCGGAGAGCCTAATTTTTCTCCTGTTGATTTTTTGTAAAGTGCTAAATCGATAGAGCTAATAACTCCGGCAATTAAATTACGGCAGCGGCTAACGCTCGCGACCTGTAAAGCAAAATTACGATCGATACCAATACCGTTATATCCGTAAGCGCTATTAGTATTAAATGATCCATAACCGTAGGTAGTGTCCATTACGGCAGGTGCGTACTGTGCCTCTACACGAGGCTTATCTGAGCCCTTGAGCCCTAACGTTTGGAGTAATCCCATGGGAGGATTTTCCCAAAATGTCAAGCATAAAATCAGGTATTACGCCGCGTGTCTTAGATGTATACCTTGGCCTCGCCCATCGGTTGATTGAGCACGTGGACGATCATAGATAGACCAATAGCTATATCGATTGGCCCGGCGGATTTACGCCTTACCAAACGCCAGCTCGCATCGCTCTCTTTTGCGCTGCAATTTTGCATATGTGCGACGAGCTCATCTTGGCCCGAGTGTACGAGCTTTTTATTAGAGAGAGCTTGGTGCAGGTCTCCCGCAGCTTGGTAACTTTTTTGCCCGGAGATATCGCTTATATGGATACCGTTTACCTCGAGGCGTTTAGCGATTGAGGCCGTCGTGTACTTGTCATAACAAACCGTCCGAGGATAAAACTGTTTAGCCCAATAGGCGATCCGGTTAGCCATGTAAAGCTCGTCGATAGCTACGTCCGAGTGAAAGACCTCGAGTACCGCGACCCCTATACGTCCATCCTCGAGTAATTGGCCCATGACGAGCGAGCCATTACGTCTCGACGGTGCCACGTCAAAGCCAAACACCGTAAGCGGACCGGGTACGAGCTTAAGGTCTTTATCCCCTGCCTCCTCGACGGATAGATGAGGCCACGGGCTCGCCGTAGACGAGATCCATTGGCACAATAACTCGGTTTTTGTAGTTTCGATCGATTGAGTAGCTACGGCCTCAGCT